GCGCAAATTGCGTTGCCATTCTTTCGTCAAGGCGTGGTCGAAACCGCGCCGGTTGGCCAACATGGTCAGGCCGTCTTTGTCTGCCAGTAGCTGGAGTTTTTGGGCTTGTTTATAGTCACCCATTATAAAAATAATGATAACCACACGATAATCGGATGTGACAGGATGAATATGGATAAAATTGGACGCCGAAAAATTTCACACGGTGAAATTATTCACCGGACAAATACTCGCCTACCAGAGAATATATTTCATCCTCGTCGTCACTGGACAGGCCGATAAATTCACGCTCATAATCAAATTGCTGGCGAGCAGCATAAACAGCGTTACTGCCGAGCTGCAACGAATTGGCATCGTATTTGTAGGTCAGTCCACCAGACATGTAGCCGTCGAGCACCAGGATTTTATCAGCGCCGGCACTTTCGCGTTTCCTTTTAGAGTTCAGATATTCTTCAGACAGCGGCATCCACTTCTCGCCTTTCGGGTCAACCTGGTCTCTGAATCTATCATCATGCGCCAGCAGCAGGTATTCGCCGATGTCAGGCCAAATCAGCGACAAATCTCCGGCTCTCGATTCCAGTGTTTGCAGGCGGTCATTAATGGCCTGGCCTCCCGAAATCTCGATATTAAGGGCAACGCCTGTCATTCCGGTCTCTGGTTTTTAGGGCGATTCGTCAGATCAGCCTGCAACTGCATGCCAATCTCAGGCCGCAGCCGCGCGGCTTTCTCGCTCAGCGATTCAAACATTCGCTCGACATCGTTCACGCCTGGGCGATAATCAAATCCTGGGTCAATGCCAACCGGCACCGTCACCTGCCGACCGTCTGCGATTTCCACCGTCTGCATTGGAATATCCGGCGCGTCTGTCACGGTCAGCCCACGACGCTCGACATCGCGCGCGCTCAGCGCGAACTTCTTGCAGTTGCATCCCCAGCCGTTTTGCGGTGTCCAATAGTCCCACCAGGTCGAATCCAGTGGCACCACCATATTATCCTTTTCAAGATGTTCTGGACGGTGCTCTTTTGAGAATCCGACACGATAAAGTCCATACGGACGGCGTTCGCGTAATGCTGGCTCATTCATCTGAATTTCCCGCCCAGCATTATATGCTTGACGCACATTGGTATGATAAATCACCCGCGTCCGCCAATTTCTCCCGCCCTTATAGCTCCATCCGTGAGTCTCTACAATCGAATCAAACGCCTTTCGGAACGCCTCAATCGTCGTCCCCTCTGCAATCGCCTCGTCCACAGCCGCGCGCATATCACTCAGCAAATCCGCCTTCGTCGCCCCGGCAATCATAAATGCCTTTTCATGCGCAGCGCCGTAAACGTCATACCACGCATTCGTCGGCATATTCAGCTTTTTGCGGAAGAAATCAATCGCCTGCTTGAATGGCAGATTGCCCCACTTAACGGCCATCGTCGACCTCAGCGCGGCCTGCTAAATCTGCGGCAATCATCCCGTCGCGAATTTTTTCTGTCATGCGCGCAATATCCATTTTCGGATACAGCGCCGCCAACTGCTCGCGGAAATACGCCATGTCCGGCGACGCCTTCAGCAACGCCTTCACCGTCTCCACCATACTTTCTACATCTTCCCGCACCGATTCATCAACCCGCGCCGCGTACACATCCGCCAAATCCTCATCGCCTTCCGCATGATTCGCGCAATGTGGGCAGGAGTGCTCTGCGAACTGCGGCGTAGGCTCGACGGGTTCGACAGGCAGCGCTGGCATCGCCGCCTCGGTCAATTCATACTCACCGCCGTACACTTCTTTCAAATAGTCAACGCTGGGCCGCCGCCCGCTGAACACAAAAATCTTGCTATCGCGTTCAGCCCGAGCAGACAAATCCTCGCTATCATCGAGCACCCGCCACACTTGTGGAACCGCTGCGCCTGGATAGTTCCATTCCGTCAGCCAGCGTGCCACCTGAGAATTAAATGCGCCGCAAATCAAATCCGCGTCAGCTTTCACATACTCATCTTTCACCTGCCCGCGCTCGTTCTCACTTCCGAGTTTTCCGGACGTCCCCTCGATGCTGGCAGTTTGCCCAACCATCACTTTTGCGATAACGCCCTGCATCCGGTCGTACAGCTCTTTATAGTCAGCCGTGCCGTTGCGCTTGGCTTCCAATAACGACAGCTTCATGCCTTGCGGAATCACAATTCCGCTGTCCAATTGAATCGCCTGTGCCGCCGCTAATAGCGCAGATTTCTTTGCCGCCGCCAGCAATTGAGCCTCTTCGCCGACGGCGCTGTCCAGTTCCGGCGGGTATTCGCCCAACGCAGTAGGCGCGGCGAATTTCTCCATGAACATCAGCCAAAACGCCAAATCGTTCTTCTTGAAATGGACTGGCCAATACAGCCAGTGCGCCAGGCCGAGTCCGTACGGCTCGTCGTCATGATCGGCGCCGGTCGTAAACGCCCAAAATTTACGCGCCGGCAGCTTCTCTCCCATCGGATTTCCGACTGTCAGCAACCGCAGATTGAAGTCGATGTCGAACGCAAATCTCCGGCGGTCGCGCACCGCAATCGAATCGAGCGCGACATTCTGGCCGTCTCGCGCCCACATGATTTCAGCGATGGCGTAACCGTAAAATGCCCCATACCACATTTTCTGGGTCGCGCCGTCAAATCCACTTTGCGGGCGGACCTTCGCAAATTGCTCCGTATCGTCCGCTACACTTCCTAGCGTGTCAAAATATTCAGCCAGCGAGTCAGCCGCCATCTGGTCGATTTTGCGCCGGCCGCCGCGCCTTCTTCCTGGAGTGACTTTCCATTCCCGCGACACCAGCGCGTTAATCCGCTGCTGGCACCCTGTGTATACCTGGTCGTCGCGCAACACCGCGCGATACAAATCATATCCGCCGCCAATCGCCTGCAATACATCGTCCTGTGGCTGCAACGGCAGGCCAGGAAACATATATCCGCGCGTAATATCACGCCCGTCACGGGTTGTCGCAATCTCATCATAAATTATTTGTTTTCGGCTCGCAGGTTGAGCTTCCGCAAAAAGCGCTTCGCCTTTTTCTTTTGACATCCTCAAAACCCCTTTAGGCCGCGTAACGCCCCGCCAACATTAGACATGAATCCGCGCAAACCAGTTTTTTCGACACGCCTCCCGGCGGACTGAAATGCAATCTGCCCCTCGCCGGCATGTTCCATCAGATAGGTGATCGCCCACACCATGGCGTCAAGTCTATCCGGAGACGCCTCCCCAAGAGAGGGGTCCCAATTGCACATTTCATCTTCCAGTGCTGTAAACGCACCGACATGATGCACCCTACCCTGCTCATAGAGCGTGCTCACAGGCTCGGCGCGCAGCGCTTTGCCGCGTGTCGCCCGAACAGCCTCAAATGCGGCAGACTGACCGCCGGGTAAGTTGCGAATGTTAGACTCAACTAAATCCCCGCCCTGATTTACCTCGCCAACAATTCGGTTGGCGAACATCGTATGATATGCGCTTAAGACCTGGGTTCCCCATTCATTCGGCTTACCCAGCATGGTTTCATCGCGTAACACATAGTAATGCCCGTCTGAGCCGCGCCCGGCGCAAATGATTCCGGTATTGTTGCTGCTACTGTTTGCGGTAACAGCCGGGTCAACACCGACCACGACTTGCGACAATACCGGTGCGGCGGTTACGCGATTCTCGTCAATATTGGCGCGGTTGAACAGTGCGTTCGGGTTGTCGTCGAGGATTTCACCGTTTAGTTCTTGCCGGCCCAAACGCGAGCCTTCATATTTTGCGGTGATTTTTTCAAAGAAAGTCGGCGCAAGATTGGCCCGGTTATCGTAGGTTGAACCGCGTGTCACCACATTATTCTCATCGCCAACCAATTCTCTAACAATTCGAGTCGGTTTAGGTGTAGTGGTGACAAGGAATCGCGGATGTTTTCCTAGGCGCAAGCCGAACATCGCCTGGTCGTGTGATTCAGGATACTGCCAGGCCGCCAACTCATCCTCCCACAGCAAATAATGCTGCGGGCCGCGCAGACTGTCAGGTTCATCGGCTGAAAACAGAGAAGCAATTGCGCCATTGGCGAAGGTGACACGGCGTTTTGACGGCTCGTATTTAGGCCGCTCGCTGCGCGGATAAATCGACAGCAGACCGGATTCACCGTCCACCATTACATCGCGGATGTCTGCGGCGGTGCGGGCAATCAATGAAACACGAGGGTATTCACCGCTGTCCGTCATGCTGCGAATCCATTCCGCGCCCAGGCGCGTTTTGCCAAAACCGCGCCCGGCCAATACAATCCAGCCTACCCAATCACCAACCGGGGCAAGCTGGGCGTCACGCGCCCAGATTTCCCACAGGTGATAGAATACCTCGGCCTCGTCTTCGGTCAGACTGGCGATATAGTCACGGCGCTTTTTCTGGCTTAGCTTGAGCCATTGCTCACGTAAAATCATGCGACCACCCAGCAACCGCACTCTGACAAGGCATGGCTATAAAACAAAATCAATGTCACACACACGCTATACAGCATCAGCACGGCCTTGCCTAAAAAGTCATTCATCGTCGGCACCATCATTTGCGATGGCGGCAAGCTTGGCCGCCAGGCGGCGGCGGTATTCATCTGATTCTACCGCTTTGGCATCGGCGGCCCGTTCGCGCCTGGTTTCGCGCCGTTCATGTTTAACATGGCGGGACGCTTGGGCCGTGCGCCCCGCTACCAGGGTTAATTTGTCCAGGCGTTGCAGGTAGGCGTCCATCTCTTCGTCTGACATGCTCACCAGTTGCGCAGGCGTCTTTTCCATTTGCGCCTGCAACATGCGCGTCACAATCATATCTACCGACACACCGTTGCGGGTGGCGATGTCGTGTAATTTATCGCCCATCGCCTCGATGATATAACTGGATTGCACGGCAAGCTTGCGCGCCTCATACGCCGCCTCTTTGATTTCCTGAGAAATCAGTCCTGCTGTGGCACGGCTGACATTGTTTTCCGGTTCCATCTCGTTGATAAGCTCCTGCAATCCGTCGATGTCACCAAAGCCATTGCGGGTCTGGCGCTGTTGCACGGCGGCCCGTGTTTCTTGCGACATCTTGTCCCACAGCCTGGGCTTCGCCACATCTTAGTCCTCGGCGCGGTAGACGCCAGACAGTGCCGGCCCGAATCCAGAGATATAATCAGTGCCGTGCGCGCTAATACCAGCAATCCATGTGCTGGCGGCGTCATCCCAAAAGCTGTCGTTCTTTCCGTAGCGCACCAGCGCCAGACCGTGGCCTTCCAAATACTTCAGCGCTTTACGAAGAGATTTCATACTAAAATCATCATGCGGGTAGTTTTCCCGCATATGACCCAGCAAATCCGCGTCTTTAACTGGCATCGGGTCACAATAGTCCAGCGCCATCAAAAGATTGGCGCGGCGAATCGCCTCGCGTTTCTTTTCCGCATCGGTAAACGTCTTCATTTCAATCTCCGCTCACAATCTACCTGGCAGGCGCTTAGCTTTTCTGTCATCTCACGCTGCCCCTGTGTCACATACCCAATCAGCCGGTCTACTTTACCCTCCAGTTCGCGCAGTTCTTCTATGCCTACGAACTGCCGAACATATTGAGTTTCCCGCTGAGCTATTTGGATTTGCAATTCTGCCAACTTGTGCTCGCTGTCTTGCAGCCTACGCGCCAGGCCGTCTATGTGCTGAGTGACCTTTTCAATTTTCTGGTCTATATGCAGCGCATATGTCCTGAATGCCTCTTGCGTTCTATCGTCACGCGCCTGCATATCGCGCCGCAGACTACTAAAAAAATAGCCAGCCAGCGGTATGATCAGGGTGGTGATGACGGACAGACCGAACGCAGCCCACGGTAAAAATCCAGGGGACATCATTACCCCCGATCTTCCAAAACAGCCACAGCCGCCTTGATCAACACATCGATATACCACTCGTCAGGTAATCGCCCGCGAAAAACAGGGTTTTTCAGGATGTTTTCAGACACGAAATGCCGGCGCTGGGCGCCGGTCTTTAGTCCGGCGTCATTGGCGGCAACGCGAATTAAGCGGAAAATCTCGGCGCGAACATCTGCCGGGACGGATTGCAGTGTCACCCACTGCCAGAGTTTTTGGAGGTATTTTTTCATGAGGGTCACCCGCGTGGAATTGGTGACTCTATTCTGAGGGATTGCTTATGCGGGTAAAAACACGGAATTGTGCGTAATGATTTTCACAGCAAATTATTCTGCGCCGACTCCTTTCCAGGCGTTCTCCCGCGCGTAATTTCGCGCAGTCGGTTCAAACTGATACCGTGGCGGCGGCAAAACTCCAACTTCAATTTGGTATATTCGTTTCTCATCCGGTATATCCGCTCGTCGCGGTTGTTGTCGCGGGTGATGTAGACAGATGCCGACTCCCATAACGCCCGCACGGAGTCGATTGCAGAGTCTATTTTATCGTCCTGCTCCGGAAATCTTTGTAGCAGTTCGTTTTTAAGGTCCTCAAAGAAATCACTTGCTTCGTAATTTTCATCTGTTTCAGCCATGACCGTCCCCCAACTTAAACAGAAATGTCTTGCGCTCGCCGCATTCGTACTCGATATCGAACCCGCACCGCATAGCCCATTTCTTTTGAGCCTCAATAATAGTATCCAGCTTTTTAGCCGTCGCCCATTCCAATTTATCTACCCCGGCAACTGTCCTGCACCAGCGTCTCAACGCAGACTCATCGCTGTTTCGGACTACGCCTGCCTCGAACAGCAGCCGCCACACTGTTTTGATTTTTTTTATGCGTGCCGCGCGCCAATCTTGTGATTGACGACCAGATTTCCTGCGCAGCTCGGCAATCAGTGAATCCAGTCTCGATGCCGGCACGGACTTCAGCGACACACGCCCGTCCGCGTCTGGTGTCGCACCAAAACGCGGCAGGATTTCTCCCCGCCAAACATCGTCGTCGATTCCTGCGTTGGCGCGTTCGATGTTGGCGATTTGGATTTTCTTATTTTGATTCATTTTTCAATAACCTGACCAGCGCGCCAAGTTCGTGCAGCAACGCCAACGCCTTAAGCGTGGCGCTATCTTTTCTTGTGGGTTTGCGCCGTCCAGACTCGATGCGTGCATAGCTCGATTGCGGCATTCCCATCAGAGCTGCCATTTGCGACTGTGTCAGTTGGAACCTCAGTCGCATAGCCAGTATGTCAGAAACATCTGACTGAAACGGTTTCTGCGGCATATCCAGAGACGCCTCGTAATATCCGTCAATCCAGTCCTGACATTCCAGGCTGAGCGGTTTGGAACGGTACGGGTTTGGTGTTCCCGTACCGTTTTCATGATCGGCGCGGAACGCCGCAGCGCCTTCTTCATAGGCGTTCATGGGAAAACCTCACGTATATGGATATTATTCTCCACATAATTCTTCATCTTCCCACTCGTCGCGGGAAACAAATCGAATGCTCCATGTGTCTCCGTCGTCTCCATCAAAAGGGGATTCTTCATTAGGATATTGAGTGTCGTACCAGTTTTCCACGGCATTCTGCATGTCTTCTAGCGTTTCGTGTTCTTCTAATATCAGCAGGTCGTCGTTTCCAGAACATGCTGAATCCAGGAACGCCACCCTCTTGCCAGACAGCACTGCATTTATAACTTCAGATTCTTTGTGTGATTTAGATTGATTTGCGTACATGGCTATTCTCCGTTTTTGGTTCGGCACGATTGCCTCCCCACTGAAAACAGTATATAGCCATTGGCTATAAAACGCAGGCCAAAATCGAAAAATATTTTCGAATCCTCATCCCCGCATCACACCGTTAAACGCGGCCTTCAAATTTTCAGGCATTCCACCGCGTTTCTCGGCCTCAGAGCGAGCCCGCTCAGGCGGGACATCAGTGGTGACAGCGGCGGATTTGCGCGGCTCCGCCGGCAGATTTTGCCGCGCGCGGGAATTTTTTAGGAAAGCCTTCAGCCATCCGTGGTCTTTTGGGGTTTTCCATAGACCTGCCATCTGCTTTTCCCGCGCCGCCTCTGTCGCCTCGATCATCGCCGTCCTGAGTACATCGACGTCACTCTCCAGCGACAGCGCCTCTTGCGCCAGCGATAGCGCCCGGTCGTTCGACAGATCGCGCTGCGCTGGACGAAACAGCGTCAGATACGCCACCAGCGGACGTGCGATTTTTCCATTCGCTGCGAGCAATCCCAGCAGCGCCCGTCCAGATTCGTCCTGAATGAGCGCATCCAGATGGATGGTCGCGTGGCATATTGGGCATCTGGCGAGTTTCATTTTTTTCCCCGTCTGCGGCTAAAGATGGTGGGCAACGAAAAGATGTTGCCCACCCTACCTGGCTATTTTAGATTTATATGTGTTATTTTCCCGCAGTGCTGACATTTGCAGCGGCTGCGTTCAGATAGCATTTTTCTGGCCTCGATTATTCGCCGTCCTTCGCGTTCCCAGCGGCTTTCCTCTCGCGCCATTCTACCCAGAACATAGATGGGATTTAATTTTGTTCCGCAATCCTCGCAGGTGACTTCTGACTCTTCTTCGCTGACGATGACGTGCTTGTGAAGGCATTTTGGCACGCCATTCGCAGAAACGAGGCTCAACAGGTCTGAGTTGCCAGACCCGACATGGAGGTTGATCACATTACTACTATCCACAGCCATGTTTTCGCCCCGTCATCCGCCATTGTGTCGCATGGCGCTTTCTTTTTCATAAGCCCGCCATACAAATTCAGTGAGTGTTTCGTCTGTTTTTTGGCAGTACATCTCGACAAGATCATCGTCATCGTCGAATATGCGCCACACGCCGGAATCCCTATATAGAAACAGGTTTTCAGGCAGGCCGTCCAAAATGGATTACAGACTCATACGCTATCCAGCACTTTCAGAGCCATCTCCAATTTTTCCAGACGAATCCGCGTTGTATTAATCTGAGCCCGCAGCGCTTTTTTGGCGGCTTCATAATCATTGTCATTTATGTCGTGCGCCCTCAATTCTGGCATCACACGTTTCAGTTCGGCGGCCTTTGGTGGCGCCGGTGGTGGCGCCGGTCTGGAAATCTTCCAATTCCCATTCTGCTGATGCATCACATGCCCAGCGCCTTCCAGGCTGCGCAGCGCTTCGAGCACCTCGCTGCGCTCCAATCGTGTTTTCTGCGCAATGGACAGCGTCGATATTGGCGCTGTGGCATCACCAACCGCCTCGTAGACTGGCTGAGCGAGGCTATGCAATTCAGTGTAATCGGGTTCCATCTCACACCTCCAGGGCCGAAAAATCTAAAACGATTTGCTGGTGCTTGGCATTGCGCGCCGGGCGTTCAGAGATGCGGACATATTCTTTAGTATCCGCAATCGTCAGCGAGTCCTTAACCGCCTCCATCGCTGCTTTCCATTGCGCATCATCAATATTGACTCGCATCAGGCTAAGCACCCGACCAGTATTGATTTTTCCTTCTTTATCAGTTTGGAAGGCGTGTTGCACCAATGTTCTGATGTGCGCGTTAGCGCCCTCACTCCAGCGCAATACGCATTGATCAACCAACTCTTTTGCGGCTTGCAATTTTTCGTTAAATGAAATTCTGTCATGCACCGCGAGCTGCACTTGCAGCGAACCGTCGTAGCTGGACAGTGTGACATTCCCCTTCTTGCCGCCAAATCGCACCCCGTGCTGCTCGAACGAGGATTCCAAAAATGCTCTCAAATCGCTCAGCATTGCAGTTTTTTCCTGCATTACATGATCACGCAGCGCCTTGGCGCGCATGGCAATCTGTTGGACGGTGTCGTCACGAAGCAGATCAATTGATTCAATGTCCTCAATCGGCACTAAACGACCTACTGAATCTTGCTTGTAACCATCTGGTATCGTGTTATTCATCACTGTATTTCTCTCCGTTTTTTGGCCGCGCGAACATTCGCGCGGCGTCGTCTATAGTGCGGTTCCTCTGGCAGTCCGCGCATCCACTCGGCGGCCATCTGATGTCTGGGCGCCGTGATCAGGTGTCTCTGCGCATTCTCCACCGCGGTAGCCACCAGGCCATCGAAACGCGCGATTTCATCAGAATGCTCGCGCTTGAACTCGTCCCAACTCCATGGTTTTTCTTCGTTATGGCTCATATCTGTCCCTCATAGTCGCCTAGCAGTTCCTCCGCGCACGCCGCGCAGAATCCCCCGGTATTTTCAGCGCTGAATCCGTGGTGATGGCAGTGCTCGTGGCATCCGAGGTGCGCGTCGTCAGCGGCGATAGCCGCCCGCGCCAGGTGCAGATACCGCGCCACCACCTCAGGGTCTCTAGGCCAGAACTCATACAACGAGTTTAGCGTATGCCCACCTGACGGATTTCCGTCAGCATCGGAATGTGCAGCCAGGTAGATCGCCTCAGCCACACGCATTTGGCGTTCGTTATTCATTTTTCACCCGTTCCGAGCCGATAGAATACTGGTTGTCGATCGTCGATTCCGCGAATTTACGGAACACGTCCTGATGCCGCGTCAGCATAAACCTCGCACTCTGTGCATCGTGTGATGCGTCAAAAATGCACTCCATCAGGGCAATCCCGAGCGCACTCATGCGATCTGCTGTGTCGGGTATTTTTTTGGCGGCGCAAAGAACTTCATTCGATGCGATGCGTATTTTGAACACGTCCTGATGCCGCGTCAGCATAAATCTCGCACTCTGTGCATCGTGTGATGCGCCCAAAATGCACTCCATCAGGGCAATCCCGAGCGCACTCATGCGATCTGCTGGGTCGGGTATTTTTTGGGCGGCGCAAAGAACTTCATTCGATGCGATGCGTATTTTGCTTTTTCTCATCACATCACCATCCTTGCCGCGCGTTGCGAATACTGTTCATTGATGGCCTTTGACCCCGCCTCCATGAGTACGTTAATGTGCGCCATCAGCAGCAGCCTGGCGTTCTGTTGCGAGGCGCTCTCGTCCAGAATGGTTTCGATTACCGCCATTTCCAGAACCGACATCCGGTCTTGGAATTCAGATATTTTTTGGGCCGCGGCCAGGAGATTGGCGGCTTTTATTTGGAGTTCATGTTTCATTGTTCCCGCCTCAACGTTAAATCACCACATATCAATTCGGCGCCAATCTTGCCCAGCGCCGCGCCGCCGATTTCCGCCCATTTGTTTATGATCCGCACTGTCATATTGTTTGCACGCTGCGGGTAGCAAAACGAATTTTTGCCGTCCTGCATCCTGGCGTGAATCGCTGCATAGGCGTCTCCGGCGAAAATTGAGTCCACATCCAATCCAGATTTCTCGAATTTCATCGCTAAATAGGCGTATAGCTGTTGCGGGCTCAACGGTTTCAGTTCCAACACCTGGCAGCGAAGTGCGACCTCACGGGTGTTCCACGATTCGTCAGACAGATGCCTCCGCAGTTCGCTCTGGCCGATGAGGATTATGGCCAGCACCGCCTGGTGGCCGCTGCGTATCTCCCAGAACCGTTTTAGGTTTTTTAGCGTTGACGACGAGAGTCCGTGCGCCTCTTCTAATATCAGCGCGTGGCGGCGACCTTCGGCGTGCGCCTCCTTCAGTAGCCGTTTTGCCTGCCTTGACTTGTACTCCAGCGTCCGCTTGGGACGTTCAGCACCTTCGCTCACGTCGTCGATAATCGCGTCATAGATGCCGCTGGCAGTCAGTCGCTCGACACTGATATGATCAGGCCGAATAAATGTGATCTTCTTTTTCTGGGCGATGCAATAGTCTTCGAGATCATTCGCCAGCGTTGTTTTTCCGCCGCCAGGCTCGCTGATGATGGCCATGAACCCGCCGTTTGTCGCGGCGGTACGCATACAGGCGCGTATATAGGCGGTGTCTTCGGTCTCGAATACGTCTCTCCAGTCATGGATGTCGTGCTCGAACAGATCGACCCCGTCGCGCAGGTGTAGCGCCAAACGAGCCTCTTGGGTTAGAATAGGTTTTGACATGTCAATTTCCTCTGCTTGTTTTGATGTGTTATCCACGGCGTTCGGTGTTGCGGCATCGAACGCCGTTTTTATTTCTGTCTCAGGTATTCCGTGCCACACCAGGTGGAAACGGATTTTCTGTTTGAGTTGGTCTGCGTCCTGTAGGCGTGGCCAATACCCCTCGTTGATCAGGCGGCTGAATGCCGCCGGTTTCATCCCAACCGCGTCCGCGAACGCTTTCTTTTTTAGGCCGTGCGCCACAATTATTTCTGCCAGTCTCAGCATCCACTCCTTCCTCCCTAACTCACTTCACCAGCGCCAACTTAGGCTTACCGTCGCGCTGGCTGTCCCATTTCTGCGCCATCGCCTGAATATCCGCGTCGGTGCACCCGTGCGGGTATGCTCCCCGCAATTCATCGCCCTCCGCCGCGGTCAGTGGGCGGTTCAGCAGATTCGACAGGGCGATGATGCTGTTCATCGGCGTCATGCGCGGCAATTCAGGCGCCCTGATGATCTCGTTTCCTCTGCGCGGCATATATGCCGGCACATCGTCCTGTTTCACATGAGCGAACGGATCGAGTTGCGGATATATCGGCGAGTTTTTAGCCTTCGCTTTCTCTGCCTCTTCCAGTTTGCCCGCGCCATACGCCTGTTTCATTGCGTCTTTTTTCAGCGCGTCGCGTGGCGTTTCCGGCGCGGATTTGTGCTCGCTACCAATCAGCGCGGCATCTGTGGCGAACCCTAGAGCATCTCTTTCTATCGGCGACACCTGGAAAACCTGTTTTTTCCCGTCGAGTGATTCGACTGTGACAAACACATCACCAGGCGCATACGGTGCGGGGCGGACTTCTAGTTTGTCGCCGATGTTGATTTGCGACAGATGGCGCAGTCTGTAGGTCGCGTTGTTGAACGAGACCGATTTTTCTGCATCCACAGTTCGCGTTGCACCTCGCGACTCAACCAGTAATTTCAATACGCCAGCATCTGGCAGGTGCCGCAAATGTTCCTGCCGCGCGAATTTCAGCCACGCCTCAGCGCGCCTCATGCCGTGTCTGGAGTGAATTTTTGTGCCGTTAAACCAGCGCTCCCAGTTGCGCGCCAAATGATTCATTTGCGCCACGTTTTCCACTGCCACGCCCTTCAGACTCGATTCAAACGAACACTCCACAATATTGTTCGCGTTTTCAACTTGGCCTTTTGCCCGCGCTGCCTGGGCGATAATCAGATCGACCTCAAGATTGCGCATCAGCGATTTTATTTCGTCAGTCCTCATCGCCCCTACCCGGTCGGCAATCAGGATTCGCGGAACGCCGAACATCGGCATCCGTTCACTGTCTGGGTCTTTCCAGAAATGGGTCAGCGCCTCCGCAAATGTCCCCCATGATTCCCCAGGCGCCTCGATGTAATGGACGCGGATGAATCCGGTTGCGTGGTCGGTTAGTACATAGCGCCAGATCAAATTGCGCTTCAATGCTTCGCGCACGTTGTCAGGCTTGTTTTTGTAATGGACAGACTTGTCCCAGCTAAAACTCGAGTTCTTGCCAAACTTGTACACCAACGCCACCGACGGGTCGATTTGATGCACTTGGTTGGAAAACTCGCTGCGCAGCGCTTGCACCGGTGTGTCTGTTCTCATCTGTTTATGCGTCCATCCGCGCAGTTTGAGTTGGCGGCGTACCGTGGCGACGGTCAGTTGTTGGTTGATCTGATCATTAGCCTTCAACCGTTCGACCGCCGCATCGATGCTGACGATTGCCTTGTTATTCTGGCGGTTGTGGGAATGGGCGTAGCCGATAATCAGCCTTAACTCTGCTTCCGTCGCCATACTGTCGCCTTTGTCGGCGCGCACTTTGCGCCCGGTATCATATCCGCCGACTGCCTTCACTTGTCTCCACCAGTTGTCCAGCGATACTTGACAACTGGCCGCTTGCTGCTTGGCATATGCGGATTTGCCGCCGCGTTGGATGCCGCGCAGCGTGTCAGCCTGTTTTACCCAGTACTCGTTGGATGGCATGGTTTTTGTCCGTTATATTTGCTGGGTTGGTTGGTGCGTGCGACCAACCCTACGCACTCAATCCACCGCGGTAGGGTCAAACTGCTCGCCGGTCATCGCGGACATGATTTCTTCCGCGTTTTCCAGGTTGAATTCTTGCAATATCATGCGCAGGTCTGTGACCAATTCCGCAATCCCGTTGGCGGCGCATTCCCGCAGCGGCATTGGCATCTCGCCGTCGGCATAATAATTGTCGCTCAATTCATTCAGGCATAACCGCAGCGCCTCCGTGCCGCTGTCCCCAAATCGCATCCCCTTAAACCGCGCTTGCAGCGCCTCATATTCAGAGGCGACTTGCTCATCCGGTTGGGGCAGCGGCTTTTCTTCTAGCTCAAGCACTTTCTTTTTGAGTGATGTGATCTCTTTGGTTTGGATTGAAATTAGCTTTTCGTTGCCGTCGTTGTCGCTTTCGGCGCGCTTCAGCCGAGCCTCCAACTCGGTTTTTTCTTTCGCGTGGCGTTGCTGCACCGCGTCCAGCATTTCCGCGAAAGCCTCTTTGATGGCGTCCTTGTCTCCAGCGTCGGTTTCGATCTGTCTGCCGAACGCCTCCAGCACCATTGTCCGGTCTTCGTCCGGTAGCCTTCTCAACTTCCGCAAATCGCGGTAGCCAAGCCCGGCGCGTTGCATTCCGTCCAGTGCTTCTGCGCCGAATGCGGCGAGGTTTAAAAGGTCGTTATCTACCTTCTCGCGGCTGTATCCTAAAAAACCGCAAAATTGCTCCCAACTGGTAACAGTTACCGGTTTTCCGTTTTCGTCTGCTGCGCTCAAATGCCGGTATGTCTTGGTTTCTTTGATTTTTTGTAGGTCGATTAAAGTGGTAACAGTTACCAGTTTTGCGATTCCCTGACCGAGTTGAATCCGCCCCAAAAGCTGATTAGCGGTATCGCGCTCCTGTTGGTTTTGCTCCGGGGTATTAATCGTTAGCGGCCTGGTTAATTCCGCGATTGGATTGAAAGACTCTTTCTGCTTGCTCATTGCTAAAAACTCCTTAAAAGGGTTTCGCCGGCCTGCCTGAAATGCAGTTTTTTCACCGCCATCCATTGTTTGCCTGGCTGCCAATAATTGTTGTCTGTGCGGGTTGCGAGCCCTGCGTATAACAAATTCTCCATGTCTCTCAGGGCCTTGGTTGGTGTGACTTCCAAATGCGCGGCTATCGCGTTCAATCTCACCGGGGTATCCTGTTGCGCCAGATATAGCAGCGCGTTAAGAATCCGTTGCTGGGCGTCATTTTTGTATTTTTCCATTGCCGTCGTCCTTACGAATCACCAGCATCCCCATGCGAACGCGAAACCCCACATCCTCTTTCGCCTCCCGCCAACCGTCAGACCAATAAATTTGGTCGCCGTGCTGAACGAGGTCTCCCAATCGTACCTGGCTCCAGCCTTCCGGCATGTCAGGTATTTTGACTTTTCTTTTCATGATTCATCCTTACACGCGCGCGGAGTCCAAAAACAGGTGATGCGCGCGCCGTTGCTATTCGCGTCTATCGCCAGCGTGTCCTCGCTGGCGCACACCCATTCCCACCCGGGAGCCGGCGTGGCCTCCGGCGGGCAAATGGTTAGGCTGAACATCGCCGCCTGCTGATCTGATTTTGCGTCCAAACCGCAGGCCAACATTAAAAGCGGCGGCAACCAAATCAAAAATCGCTTTTTCATACGTCATACTCTACGCAATCAGTACCGCGCGTATTTTCGCGGCGCCGGTCAGCGCCTCCGTGATGTGTTGCAGCAACCTCAACGCTGCATGTTGATCGTGCGCGACAAGTCGGCTCACATCGCCGCACACCTCGTCGTAATCAGGCGCTTCCGGCGGTTCCGTATATCCGCGCTCGGTTACGAATTGCTTTAGCGCGCGATTCATCACGACGTTGAGTTGCGACGGGTCAAGCCCGTTTCGTTTTGCGTCATCTTGAATCGCGTCAACAATCCATTGCTCGGTGCGAACGGTGAGCTGTGCTTTGTCGTTTTCTTTGGCTTTGCTGTGCTTTACGCACTCTGCAAATGCCGGGTTTGGGCTGTTTTTCATTGGGGAATCCTTATCCTTCAATCACCACGCATTCATGGCGGGCGCTTAAGGTTCTGTAAAGTTGGTTTGTTTCGCGCAGTAGTTCGTTGTTTTCAAGCTGTAAGCGATTGATTTCTTCTCTGGCGCTTTCAATCTCACAAGTAAGAAGGAGCATTGCTTGAAACACCGGGTCTTTTTGTAATTCCTTTGACTGTGCTCTTTCAAACGTTTTGCGCATACTTTCAGCGACTTGGCTTAATCTTGTTGCGACCAGATTCATGCCGCCTCCTTAACCGGCGCTTGCCGGCTGTGTGCCTCCATATAGCGCCGTTTGATGTCCTCCCAGATTGGCTCTAACGATGGGCATATCGGCTTGTCGATGATGAACGACACGTGGACCGCCACGCGATGCGTTTTGACTCCGCGACGTTTTCCGTCTGCGCTCATTCTGGTTAGCGCGGATGTCACCGTGGACTCCGGGAGACCCAATTCCCGCGCTACGTCCTGTTTTGTTTTGCCGGCCGCCGCCAGGCGTGTGGTAATTTCGTCCGGTCGCATATAAAACTCCGTAAATTGCGCGCCGCAGCTTTTCTGAGCGGCGCTTCGGTTGCGGTTCGAGTTCCAGTGGTTCATCGGTTTCGGCCTCCGGTTCTTCTTCCGGCAAGACCAGACCGAATTCACTTTCAAATTCTTCTTTTTTAACGTCGCTTGCGGTATCATTGGCCCAGCAACAAAAAATGGCGTCAACTTCTTTACTGCCTGCGCTTGTTAATTCATAACTAGCAGGTTTTCCGTTCAAGTCGGTTGTGTAAATGCGAATTAAGCCGCGTTTTAGCAGCGCATTAATGGTGTTTTGGCGCGGTTTGCCGGTGCCGAATGTGCCGTTAAAATAGCTAAGCCCGTTAATCATTGCGGGTGATAAATTGCTGTTTGCTGACATGATGTCGTCCTCTGTTTGCTTTGCGCCGCCTGGTACGCGGCGCTTTTTTAGTGTTTTGAGTGCGTTAGATTGCGCCAAAATGCGCCAATCTGAAACGAAGTATAGTACGGTTTTTTAGTACCGTCAAATCGGTCGTGGTAAACAATGTGCTATCCGCCTTGCGGATTACGGATTACGGATTGCCTCTAAAACGCCTCAAATCGAATCACCGGCAAAAAACCATATCTTTTCACTGAAACCCAAAAACACCCGCTTTATAAAGCGACTCAAGCGGTTTTAACGCCGGTTTGCGATTGCCAAAATAACTAGCTACACTATCCCACGTTACGCCCCCCCAAAAAACCAACCAAATCAATCGTTCATCACGGAACGGTTTTTTTACCCCCCCATGCCTCCCGGCATACTGCGCTCAAATCCACAGCGGAATTGAGCGAGCGATGATTCTAAAATTAAAACTTTTTCCGGTAGGTGTTCATACCGACAGCAGCGGCGTGACGCGCGAATTCACCGCCGACATGCTGGCGAATGCCGCCGCCGTGTATGACGTTGGCGTGCATGAAGCGCCGATTGTTGAATTGCACGACGACGGCCCAGGTGCATTCCGTCATGGTGGCGTGGCTAAACTGGAATTCGACGGCGAAACGCTTATACCGCACGTAAATCAACTGTCTTATCCGCTGCTTAACGGCGTGAACGACGGCAGCGTGCGCTATTTCAGCGCCTCATTTTATCTGCCCGACAATCCCAACAACCCCGTTCCCGGTTCCCTGTACCTGCGCCATGTAGGCATTGTTCCCATTCCGGCGGTCAAAGGTCAGCCGGAGCCGGAATTGGTCTACAGCGAAAGCAAACAAACCTTAACCATGAACTTTATGGAGGCCGATGTCATGTCTGACCCGGTAAGCCCTGCTCGGCAGGCTAAAAAAGAAGTTGCCGAATTTTTAGAGGCGAATGCAGAGTCGCTCGCTAAAAAGCAAGCGGCATTTGAAGAGAGCCATCGTCAACGCGAGGCGGAATTCGCCGAGCGTGAAAAACGCCTGGCCGAAAAAGAGGCTGAAATCCGCCGCGCCAAAATCGCTCAATTTTGCGGATCATTGGCAGCGAGCGGCAAACTGCTGCCGCGCGATACGCCCACGGTTGTCGGCATTCTGGACTATCTGGAGCAGGCTCCGGCGGCGGTGACGGTCAGTTTCGCCGAACCCGGCGCAGAGGGCGAAACCGCAAAAAAAGATGGCACTCTGGCCGAGGCGTTCAAATCGTTTCTGGCGAATCAGCCCAAAGCCGTGGAATACGGCGAAATTACCAAGCCTGACGGCAACGCTGCAGGCGGGCAGGATGCGGAAATGAAACGCATGGCGGAAAACATTGCAAAGGGAGCGAATAGCTAATGACTCAGCCAACTGAAACAACCTATACCCCGGACAATCTGATTGCCGGTAATTTTCCTCTGGTGACTGATACCGGAACGCTGTTATCCGGTGAAAGCGTCGTGCGCGGCGAATTGCTCGGCAAAATTACCAGCGGCGGAAAATTGGCAGTCTCGCTGTCAGCCAGTTCGGACGGTAGTGAAACGCCGTATTGCATCGCCGCCGAAACCGTGGACGCCAGCGCCGCAGACGCGCCAATTGCCTATTATCTGACGGGCGAGTTTAACATCGCCGCGATGACATTCGGCACAGGCCATACCGCCGCGAGCGTGAAAGACGGCCTGCGCGCGTTAGGTATTTTTCTTAAAACCGTAATCAGCAACGCTTAAGGAGTAATCAGAATGGCTGATATGTTTCAAACCCGGACAATGTTGGCGGCGGTGGAGCAAATGCACCGTCCGCCAAAGTTCCTGGACGGCGTTATTTTTAAGCGCACCATGCCCGTCACCACCAAGAAGGTCGAAATTGACGTGGTGAAAGGCGGGAAAACGATGGCCCCGTTTGTTCACGCCACGCTGGAAGGTAAGGTTATTCAGCGCGATTCCTGGAATAATAAAGAGTACGAATTGCCGTATATCAATATGAAGCGCCCGACAAAAGCGGGTGATTTGCTGGTGCGCAATCCGGGGCAAATTGTTTATGCCACCGGCGCACAAACGCCGCAACAACGCGCTGAGCAATTGCTCGGCAAGGATATTTCTGAATTGATGGGCATGGTGGACTGGCGGATTGAGTACATGTGCGCCACCGCGCTCGACACGGGAATTGTCACCGCATCCGGCGACGGTATTGAAATGACGTTTGATTTTGGCATTCCGTCTGCACACAAACTGGCTGTGGCTAATCTGTCTACCGGCGTGGCGTGGTCAGACCAAACAGACGGCGACCCGATGACGGATTTGGAGGCGATGTGCAACCTGGCCTACACCGATAGCGGTATGTCGCCTGATTTCGTGATTATGTCTGTGGAAGCCGCTGCGGCGTTCCGTAACCACGCCAAAATCAGCGGTCAAACCGGATTGATGTCGCAAACCCGCGTCAACATGGGGCAGCTCGACCCGAAACGCCTGCCGAATGGCGTGGTGTACCAGGGGTTTTTGACTGGATTAGGCGTGGATGTCTACACCTACAATGCCAGTGTGAAAAACCCGGCTACCGGAAGTCCTGTGCGTCTCATGCCTGCGAATAAGGTCTGGGTAGGCAGTTCGCAAGCCCGCAATGAAATCCATTTTGCGGTGATTGAGGACTTGGAAGCGTTTGAGGGCGGCCCCGGCGCTGCGGCGGTGGAATATTTCCCAAAAACATGGGTGACGAAAGATCCGTCTATCCGCTGGTTGCAGCTTCAAAGCGCGCCGCTGGCGGCGTTGCATCAGCCGGATGCGTTCGTGTCCGCGGCTGTTCTGTCGTAAGGAAGACGCATGGCGCTGCCCGATTTCTTTAGGGGGGACACCTGGTCGCATCAGGTTCTCACAAAGGATTTGAGCGGTAATGCTGTGGATATTACCGGTCGGATTTACACGTTGTCGCTGAAGTCCGACATCGGCTCGGCAGCGCCAGTAGTTCAATCGCAAGTCGTCGCCGGTGGCGACGACGCGCTCAACGGCATCGTTACGATTGGATTGGCGTCAACGCAAACGGCCGCATTAGCGCCTGGAGTGTATTACTGCGATATTGAGCGTCGCACGCCTGGTGACCCTGACGATGTCCGCACGCTGATATTTCAGAAAGTGAAATGCTATGCCGACGTGTCATGAGAGCGTGGTGGTTATTGCCGAGGGCGTATCAGAATACGTCTACGTGCGCGACTCGCCGGCTGCCCCCGCGCCAACCCCAGACGCCCACGCGCATCGATTCACGATGGTCGCTGGGGAAACGCTCAGCGGGCATCGCGCGGTGGTTTCTGAGAATGGCCTGGCGGTGTATGCGGAACCGCTAGAAACTAATTATTTCAAATCTATCGGACTGACGCTGGGCGCGGCGATAGAGGGCTCTATCGTGACAGTACAGGCGATGGGTCTAATCACTGAGCCTAGCTGGAATTGGGACACAGGCGCGGCGATTTGGCTGAGCCAAAATGGTGTGCTGACGCAAAGCGTACCCACAACAGGTTTGCAGTGGCGACTTGGCACGGCGGTTAGTGCCACGACAATTTTATGGGCGCCGGAGGGGCGACCGATTTCAATCTAAACAGAGGGATTTAAAATGTCAAATAAGTACATTGGGAATAATGGTGGCGTGCTGACAGAGGTAGAAGCTAGCTCAACGAGTTCTGGTGCGGCCGATGCGGGTAAAATTGTCGCCCTGAACTCGCAGGGTGATATTGATGAAAGTATGTTGCCGCCTGGCGTAGGCGCCGATACTGCCGTAATCACTGCCTCTGAAGACCTCGGCGCCGGCGACTACGTGAATGTATATGACAACACCGGCACGGCAAATGTCCGCCTGGCTGATGCCAGTTCGGCGGGCAAAGAGGCGCACGGTTTTGTCCTGGCCGCTGTCACTAGTGGGAACCCGGCAACCGTGTATTTTGAGGGAACGAACAACCAGGTCACGGGTCAAACCGCCGGTAAGGTATTTCTTAGCGCAACCACCCCAGGCGCGACCACATCCACCGCGCCGTCTGGAACGGGGAAGGTTGTGCAGCGGCTTGGGGTAGCGGTATCTGCGACGGCTGTCAATACTGAAATCTCACAGCCGATTGTGTTGGCGTAATGACTATTCGAACTCCAATCGTGAATATCGGAGGGGGGCTGTCGGAACTCCCGTCTGGCGATGTCACGCCGCCGTCGCTGTTCGAGTACGCGCATGCGTCGTACACGGTCAGCGACGGAACGGATGGCGGCTCGTTCCAGTCCGGTGACTGGCGCACTCGCCCGCTGAACACGGTGAGTTCGAATATTGGCGCGACTCTGTCTTCGAATCAGATTACCCTGCCAGCCGGGACGTACTCGATAGATGGTCGGGCGGCGGCAAATATCATCGGAAATAATCGCCTGCGGCTGAGAAATATCACGAACTCGACGACATTAGTGCATGGATTTTCTCAATATGACAACTCTACATCAGGCATTCACATGGCCGTGATTAGAGGGGTATTCACGCTGGGAGCGTCGGCGACTCTGGAGCTGCAGCACTATGGCACGCTCACTAGAAATTCTACTGGAATGGGCGCGCCTGTATCCGCTGGCAGTGGGTATGAGGTTTATGCGGACGTGTTTTTTATGCGCGTGAGGACGTGATGGGGGTTTTTCATGATCATTTGTGACGGGTATGTCTCGCCTGAGGAAATGTTGGCGCGATTCTACGCGAAGGAATTGGTCGAGCGCTGCGACGACACCAGGCGTGTCACACCAGAGTTGATGCAAGCAGCCATCGAATGCGGAGATATGAGCGCGGAGGATGCCGACACTCAGGCCGCGGTCACTGCGGCGCTATCACGTTTGCGCCGCGCCTGCGAGGACGCGAACAGCGAAATCAGCGTGGCACTGGATACCGGCGGCGTCGGCAATGTCAGCGAGGCAGGGGAAACACTGCTGAAGGCGCTCGGCTGCGATATCGCGCTATTCCTGCTCGCGGCTGGTACTGTAATCCAGGCCGGCAGCGAGGATGTCAGCGGCGAAAAAAATCTGGTGTATTTGAGATCGCGCCAGGCCCGTGACAGATTGCGCGACATCGCCGCCGGCAAATTGACTATCGGTGTGCGCGCCGGCGCAGCGGCGACAGGGTATACCGGTCTGCCGTCCGTTTCTGCACCGCCTCGTGTTTTTGCGCGGAGCACGCTGGATAGATACTGATGTTACCGCAGCGCGAAAACTATTTTTTTCTGGAGCCGCTGATTGTCGAGCGATTGGAATCGCGGTTGGTGGATGCGAACGGAACGCGGTTGGCGCGGGTAATGACCAGCATCGATTTGGCGGGTTTCGAGCGCAAAGACCGGCCGGCGCCGGCGGTAGATGTGGTGTTATTGGACGATAACCCGGTCGACGAAACGAAATCCGGGGCGTCTGTGAAAGTGACCCAAACCTGGGTGTGTGTCGCGGTCGTGGAGAATTTTCGTGACGCGCGCGGCGCAAACCCAGCCAGGCAGGACGCCGGCGCGTTGGTCGGTGCGGTATTTAGCGCGATGCAGGGGTGGGAATGGGAGCGTCTGCAACGGTTCAGCCGGGCCAAATTCAGCAGACCAATACGAGCGGATGGTTTCGGGCGGGTGTATTACCATCTCGCGTTTAAAACAGAATTCGTGTTTTCAGTGTAAGGAGTGAAAAAATGAGCGGGCTATTAGGCGCGGGCGATTTGTATTTTAACCGCATTGTGAATGGTGCCAGTGTTGGTTACGACTGGCTGGGAAACGTAACGCAGTTTGCGCTGCAAGAGCCGACTGAAGAAAAGATTCGCCCGTCAAAGGGGCGCAACGACCGTGGAACAGCGCTCGATACGGTGTATATCAAGCAGCCGGCAACGATGGCGTTTGCGTTTGATGAGGTTCAGCCGGCTAATCTGGAGTTGGCGTTGCTTGGCGACCGCTCCACGGTGAATGAGGGCGCTGGCTCGTTGACAGATGTGGCGGTCACGGCAAAACTCGACAAATGGCAAAAAATCCCTGGCTATCGCAACATCGTCGCCAGCGGACTGACCGTGCAGGATGTGACCGATACCACTACCTACGCGCTGGGCACGGATTATGAAATAAACTTCGTCACCGGTATGATTAAGGCCCTGTCTACAGGCGACATCAGCGCGAATGAAGTGCTGCATATCGACGGCACCAGTTTCGCGGTTAGCGGCACCAAGGTCGTGGCTGGGACAAACCAGGTATTGCGCGGCGCGTTTTTGCTCGACGGCAAAAACCTGGCCGACGATTCTCCGATCATCGTCACCGTTCCGTACGGCGTTGTGTCTCCGAACTCGCCGATTGATTTTTTGGCTGACGATTTCACTAACGTGTCGTTCAACGGTCGCCCGGTCAAATTGCCAGGCGCAGAGACCGCGTGGTACGTCGAACAATTAACGTTGGCGACCGCATAATGTCAGCGCAAATCACTCGAATCACCCTGGCTGATTGGCTGTTGATTTCGGATGCGCTGGATGCGCCAGAAAATCAAGGGCGGCGTCTCGCAGAGGTCGTCGGCGGCCTGCTGCTGGACGCGGTAAAAACCGCAGACGGCAAAAAATCTCCGCTGTTAGCTATGGATTTCACCGAATACGACAGATTCGTCGAGGTGAATCAGGATTTTTTCGCCCGTCTGCTGGCCCAGAACGGCCAGCAAGGCCAGGCGCAAAGCGCGTCCGCCCCAAGCGGATAACGCGCGCCGACATTGTGATATTGCTGGACACGCTGGTGCGCCGGGGACATGCGAACGCATTGCATTACCCGGCGCATTTGTGTTTGGAACTAGCGAAAATAAAACCGCAACACCCGCACACCGCACCGCTGCCGCGCAGCTTGGTAAGATGACATGGGCGCTACCGCATACGAACTCAGCCTAAAAATTACCGCAAAGGACTTGGCGTCTAAAACGGTCGGCGACGTGCGGGCGAATGTCGCCAAAGATATTCAGCAGGTATCCACGCAAGTCCAAGACGCCAACAAAGCCGCCTCAAAGTCCGCGCGCGATACCGCTGACCAAACAGTCAAAGCAAACCAGAAAATCGGCGAAAGCGCCAAGAAAACCGGCAATCAATACGCCGATAACGCGCAAAAAATCCAGGCGGCCAATCGCGCCGTATCCTATAGCCTGCGAGAAATACAGCTTCAAAGCAAACAAAGCGTCACCTCGACAACCCGCCTCGGTGCGGCATTCAAAACATTTTCCGGATTTGCGGGGCAGGCCAGCATCACGCTGGGGGCTGTTACATCATCAGCAGCGGCGGCGTGGAAAGTGCTCAGCGCCGGTTCTGATGTCGCCGGGAATGCCGAGCGCCAATTCTTACGCCTGCAAAACCAAGTCCGCGCGACTGGCGGCGCGGCGGGTTTCACCGCCGCCGAACTAGATAAGCTGGCCCGCACTGAAGCGCTGGCAACCCTGGGCGACACCACCGGCTTGCGCAATGCCATCGGAGCGCTAACAACATTTAAATCCATTTCCGGCGATGTGTTTACCCGTACAATCCAACTGGCTGGCGATGTGGCTGAAGTGCTGGGACAGAATGTCACCAGCGCGACGATCCAATTATCTAAAGCACTGGAAAACCCGAAACAAGGCATCAGTGCCTTGACCGAGGTCGGCGTGACCTTCACCAACGCCGAAAAAGAAAAAATCAAAGCGCTGCAAGAAAGCGGGGACTTACTCGGAGCGCAAATTGAAGTCTTGAAAGTGCTGGAGGGCCAATTCGGCGGCGCTGGTCGTGCCGCTGCCGAGGGTTATATCGGGGCGATTGACACCCTAAATCAGCGCTGGGAAGAACTGCTTGAAACGCTAGGTAAATCGACATTAGAAGATATTACCAAATGGATAAAAGAAGGCGCAGCGGCATTAAATACATTTAATGAATTTCTTAATGATGATACCGAGCAAACGCGGCTAAATAATGAAGTTAAAAAAGAATTTGAACAGCGATTGCGTTATATCAACGAGGCCACCGGCGCGAACTATGAAACCTGGATGGACGCTACCCGCGCCCTGGGCACCATGCGCGACAGCGCGGAACAGGCGGGCTATCAATTATCCGCCCTGGACGAAGCGGGCAAAGCCGCCGCCGCGCAAGCCGACAGCTTAACGCCTTCTATCAACGCCACCAGCGCCGCCCTAGACAAAATTGACCAGGCCGCCGACAAAGCCGCCAAGACCCTATCTGGCTCCATCAAAGACATGGCGGCGGCATACCAAGACATCGACGCCCAAATCGCCGCCGGATTGCCCGCCACGCTGTCAGCCATTGAAGAAAACTACGCCGCCCGCCTGTCCGCCGTGCAAAACGGCAATCTAAGCGAGCAGGAACAAATCCGCCAAACCGCGCAACTGGTTGTTGACAAAGAACAAGAGAAAATCGCCGCCGTAAACTCGAATTATAGCCAGCGAGCGTCACTGATAACCGAGGCGTTTAACAGTGAAATTCAAATCGCCGCGCAGGCAGGGCTCGACACAACCGAAATCGAGCGCCTCAAACTGGAGGCGCTCAACGAGTTGGCGGGCGAGCGAGAGGCGGCCTATAAAGCCAGCATTGATGCGCTGGTCGCCGAAGAGCAGCGCCTGCACGACCAAGCCAAGGCGCTGCGCGAGTCTCTGAAAGCGATCGATCAAAGCCAAGCCGACTACGAGCGCCAACTGCGCCGCGAAGGGTTGAGCGAATTCGCCCAATATCAGGATCAGCGCAAAGAAATCGCCGAGAAAAACGCCGCGGCGGAAAAGGCACTGCAAGCGGGAAATTTTGAGGCAGCGCGGGAATATGCGCAACAAGCGCTGGCGCTGGTCAAGCAAAACGACGATGCGGTAAAAGATGGCAGCAAAACCGTCGTTTCCGCTGAGACTGCGCGCAAGAATGCGCTGGAAGACTCTCGCGCCGCTACTGAATTATTGAACGAGGTGACCGAGCAACAGGCGCAGGCAACGGAGAATGCCGCCGCGTCTGCCGGTGCATTGGCGGATGAATTCAACGCAGGACTGGCTGACGTCCAGGGTCAGTTGGGCGATTTGAAATCCGCGCTGGAAAGTGCGTTACAGGCCGAATTGCAGATCAAAACCGACCAGGCCGAAACCGATTTACGCGCATATCTGGACGCTGTGGCGCAAAAAGACGCGCTGTTGGATGTGAAGTTGTCACTTGAAAACGCCCAGGCCGCGCTGAGCGCATTCGCCGCCGACCCGCGCAACCAAGAGATGGCCATCGAGGCGCGCCTGGCGCTGACGCAATTGGAAAGCGACGCGCAAATTGGTCGTGATTTGGTGGCGGCGATTGGGGATGAAAAAATTATCGCTCAGGCCGACTTTTCCAGCGTGCTTAGCGGCGCCAAAAAAACACGTTCAGACATCGAGGCGGCGCTGGAGCCGCAAACGAATTCCACTCATGCGGTGTCCGCTGATACTGCTGCCGTGCGCGCCGAAATTAGCGCGCTACAACGGGCGACCTCGTCCACGCATACGGTATACGTGAGGACAGTGGAGAAGAAGCAGAGCGGCGGGCAGGTTGGCGCCAAGCTGGATATGGGCGGGCATTTGCCTGGCTATGGTGGTGGTGACAGAGTCCAGGCACTGCTAGAGGCCGGCGAATTTGTCGTGCGAAAGGAGGCAGTCCAACGTGTCGGCGTTAGCAGGTTGCAACGCCTCAACGATGGCGATGATGTCGCCATGTTCGCTCGGGGAGGGTTTGTTTCTTTCCGTGACGACCTGTATATCCGCGGGCAGGAAAACACCTTCAAGGACGACCTGTATATCCGCGGGCAGGAAAACACCTTCAAGGACGACCTGTATATCCGCGGGCAGGAAAACACCTTCAAGGACGACCTGTTTATCCGCGGGCAGGAAAACACCTTCAAGGACGACCTGTTTATCAGCGGCATGCGGGATGCCGAGACCCTAAAAAACAGGGGCACTGTTGCGGAGCAGAATCCGCTGGTGAATGATAATGCCGTCGCTAAATTAGCCGATTATACGCGACAAAACACGCCGGTGGCGCCAGCGCAATCCTCCGCGTCTCGCCAGAACACTCGTGATGCCGATGATTCCGCGCGAGCAGCCAAAGCGCGGGCGGAACAAAGCGAAAAGAATCTCGACGCATTGAGGCGTATGCCAATTAGCGCGCTGCGCGGAATTGAAGTTCAGAAATTGCCGGCGTTCGAGCGATACATCGTAGAAGAACGATTGCGTGACGACGCGGCCGCGCGCGGGAAAGCGTTCGCCGAAGCGGAATCAAAGCGGCGCGATGACGCCAATTGGTTCAACAGCGGCAGTGCCGCCGACGTAGAACGCCGGCGTAACGTGCTCGCCGCAATGCGCGCTAAAAATGTTGGCGCGTCTAACTCAGAACTGTTTGCGATGATCCGCGCGGAGAGTTCCAGTGTCGCAATGCCAGACATGCAATTTTCCGCTCCGGCAATTGCCAGAGGCGCTGGTGGTGAGCCACCTGGTTCTGGCGAAACAATCACCCTGCGTTTTGAGGTTGGCGGAAAAATCGTGTCAGGGAAATTCGAGCGAAATGATGCTGACGCGCTGATCTCCCAGTTAGACGGTATTGCGAGGCGTATGTGAGCACTCTGACCACAGTTAATTTGATCGAAATTTCACTGCCAGATGATCTGGTGTGGGAGGACGAGTACGATTTCACCCCGGTAACGCAGGAATCGCATATTACGCTGACCGGCGAGGTGATCATCGAGACGGCGACGCAAAACGGATTGCGCCCGATGACGTTGGGCGGCGGCGAGGATGAAATCTGGATATCGAAGGCCGTGCTGGACGCGCTGTTCGCGTCCGTAAATAATGACGCGCCTGGCGAGATGTCGCTGAGTTGGCGCGGCGCGCAATACACGGTGATTTGGCGGCATGATGCGTCGCCACCGATTGAGGCGACGCCAATCAATGAATGCTACGACCCGGACGACACGGATTTGTACGCCGTCCGGCTGAAATTCTGGATCATTTAGGGAACTGAAATGACGATTACCGTAAGCGATTTGAAGCTGTACTATCCGGCGAATACCGACCCCGCCAGCGACGAAGGCGGTGGGCATCAGACGTATGACGAAATTCCAGATAATACGCTGGAGAATGTGTTTTTGAATATTTCCAGGGTTGATCGTGTGACAGGTGATGTGCAGGCGATGCGCGTATGGTTCGCCAATAAGTCCGCTGGGTTGGAAATACTGAAAGATGCGCTATGCTACCTGGAAGTGCCGCCAAGCGACCCCAAGACATTCGTTACCCTCGCAAAAACCGGGCTGAAAACAAATCGCGAGTTGTTTGACGTGCTGGAATCCGCCGGCGCTGCCGACGCGCTGTTTGATCCGATTACGCTGTCAGCCGTCGCCGCCTCCAGCGGGGATAGTTCAATCGCGCTCAATGTGCCGTCATGGCCAGTGTACGACAGATTGGAATCTGCCGGTACCGTGACGCTGCACATTGGATTGAAATCGTATCTCGCCGCGGTCTCTGGGTATGATGCGTCAATCGGAACTATTCGTGTCTATCTGACATTGCAGCGCACACTCGATAGCGACGTTGCGAACGGCGAAGACGTTATTGTATCACCCGCCCCCGGGCAGGATATCCCAGGGCTAGAAGTCGTCGGCGTATCTAAGTTGGCGGATGATGCGCTGTCAGGCTCATATGAAATCACTGTAAATGATGTCACCACAAAGGTTGCGCCTACGCTCGTGAGTCGAAAGTCGGCTACAGGTAGCGTATTGCTGCCGGCGCCTGTGACATCTGAGCTCACAGCCGGCAGCGTAATTCAATATGATCAGCAGTACAATGACGACAATGCGCTGGCTGAATATTTCTCCGGGAAGGATTTTACCGGCTACGGCTCAGTCTACGGCTCGCCTGCATTTGCGGCGCCGGTGCAATCAGGCTCGTTTAAAATATTGCGCGCATCAGACGGATCGACGTATGACGTGGCTGCGCAGGGCGCATGGCGCAGCATACAGGCGCCAGACAATACCCTATATCTCTATCCATCAGGCGGCAGTCCGTTTCTGCTGGCAGATGCGGGGGATTACGATGCTGTCCAGCTATACTGGAACGGGGCGTGGCGCACGGTGTCGGCATTGAACAGAACATCAGGGCAGTTGGAGAGACTATGCGTCTCAGCGGCGAATACCGCCTTGTTGATCAACAGCGTTACCGGCATCTCCAATTTGAAGGCTGACACGCTGTACGGTGGAAATCTCGGTACATTCGATTTCGACCCGGCCGATCCTGTTATTGGTGACAACAACATATTGCTAAAATTTGCCGCTAATAGCATTAGCGTATCCGGTATTCCTGAACGAGTCTACGACGTGCTGCCAAATCAGGGAGCACTCACAACGTATAGCGCGGAGCTGCCTGAGGGCGTCTACCTGCCGTCACTAAAACTAAGTTATGAGGCAAAGACGTCCGCGTTTTATTACTACGAAGACGTTTTAGCGACGAACGGGATGAGCCAAGGGTATGCGAGAACTCGCTATGGCTACGGCCCGACCAATTCATATGTGGGCAATTTTGGCGGTGCCAGCAAGCTCAACATATTCCCTGTCAGATACGGCGACGACCCAGATGTTTCCCCTGAGGCATACGAGTCGGGATTTTACGGTTCGTCGTCGATAGCGGCGAATCAGGATGGAACCTATACGCTAACTATAGAGTTGGCTGACGCGAATCAGCCTAACTCAGCAATTTATCTGGAATATTTGGTTTACAATGACGTCGTCGGGGAATATCAGCCTCCGCCGACATACCAAATATCCAAATTGCTCGCATCACCAGGGAATTTTGTGCCGGACAGTTTCGTCGCCACATGGACAGAGAGCGGTGTGTCAAAGTCTGCCTCGTCAGACGGAAACGGGGATATTACCGGGAACGCCTCTGGAACATTCAATGCGCCAGGAAAATCGTTCAGCATGTCACTGCCGACATATCCAGATGACGGGCGGGTGATTTATAGTTATCAGGCTGATGTCGAGAGTACGAAGACCGGCTCGCATTCCGTCCTGTCGATGTTTTATCCCGATGGGATAGTCATTGTCAGGGATGGCGTGAACGAAGAATTGGCAATGCTGGACGGAATCGATCCGGTAAACAAAATACTGTTTTTACGCGGACCGTTGCAACACAGATACAGTGCTGGAGCTACTGTCGCTGGCGTGCTGTCGTTCGGAAACCTGTATGCGCGTGAGAGCGCAATGTCGTTTTTCAGCGCCTGGAATGATACCAGTTGGACTGGCACAGGAGCGCCGAACAACGCGGCATACAACGCTGTGGATTACCCTGTAGTGCTCACGAACATCGGCTGTGTGGCGGGGAACTGGGTAGTGGAGTTCACCAGTTCCACAGAGTTCAATGTGAAGGAGCGGGAGCGAGGCATCGTCGGCACAGGAAACACGTCGACCGACACCGCCATAAACGGTCCGAACGCGGAGCCGTACTTCACCCTGCTGGCCGCAGGATTTAGCGGTACGTGGCAGGTCGGAGAGGGATTCTCGTTCCAAACGTACGGCAATGCAGTGCCAATCTACTGCATTCGCGGCGTGAACTACGGCAGCAGTCTGACTACCACTGACTCGTGCCGAATTGTATTCGGCGGTGATTTGTAGTGTGGCCGTCCGCGACCTCGTTCTCTCGTTCGATGTCATCTACGGCGGTAATACCTCCGCCGACACGGCGTTTGCCGGATTGTGGGGGACTGGCGCGTCAGCCGACAGCGCGCTGATCACTCAGTGGGCTACGGGCACGACGGCGGATACTGTATTTTCCGCGTTATGGGGGATAGCGGAAAGTGCTGACCGTCATCACACCGCGTTGTGGGGGATAGCCGAAACCGCCGACCGTCATCACACCGCGCTGTGGGGGATAGCCGAAACCGCTGACCGTCAGCACACCGCGTTATGGGGCATAGCCGAAACCGCTGGCCGTCAGCACACCGCGCTGTGGGGCATAGCCGAAACCGCCGACCGTCATCACACCGCGTTATGGGGCATAGCCGAAACCGCCGACCGTCATCACACCGCGCTGTTGGGCATAGCGGAAACCGCCGACCGTCATCACACCGCGTTGTGGGGGGCAGCGGAAACCGCCGACCGTCATCACACCGCGTTATGGGGGACAGCGGAAACCGCCGACCGTCAGCACATCGCGTTGTGGGGGACATCCGAATCAGCCGATTTTGTCTCGCGGTGGTTGAAATGGAACACCCCGGTCTGGATGACCGGAAAAAGCGATTGGGTTTGGGCTTCAGATTACCTACTGCAACGGATTTTCAATATGAACGCGAGCATCATCAGAACTAGCGACGGCGCGAATGTTGCCGCGCTATCAGCGTCACTCGAAACCGACCTGTCGAGCTGGGCATGGAGCGCCGACGGGACTGTCATCGGCGACGCGGCGCGGGATTTGATCGCACCCGATAACGGGCCGGTCGAAGTGCTGATTTCCGCCAATGGCGTTCAGTTTCCGATTTGGATTACTGAAGTAGAACCTAAAGACCGTCGACATGGCGACGCGCAAACGTACTCGTTCAAGGGAGTGTCGCCAAATGCCTATTTCGCCAAACCGTACCACGCGCCACTGACCTACACATTCGGCACCGCCACATCTGCCCAACAGATATTTGCGTATTTATTGATCGGCAGCGGATGGGATTTGGACTGGGGAATAGACGATTTCGATATCGCCGCCAATGTGTATTCTGTCGCTGATCTCACGCCTGCTGAGATCATGCGCGAAATCGCCTCGGTTGTCGGCGCGTATGTATACCCAAGCCTCCAAGCGAAAACGATTTATGTCCGTTACATCCACTCCAAAAACCCGGCACAACTGACAGACGGCGACGAGGTGCGCTCGATTCACGACGCCATGACGATCTCTGAGTCCCGCGAATGGCGCGCGAAAAATGGCTATAACCGGGTGATTGCCAGCGGCACCAATACCGGATATACCGTGACCTGCACGCTGGACGGCACTGACGGCGCGAAACTCGCTCCGGTCATTGTCCACCCGTTGATATTGACCCCGCAGGTAGGGCGCAATGCCGGGCGTTATTTTTTATATGAAAACGGTTCCAACCAATTAGCGCGCACCAGAGAGTTTCCGCTGCACAGCGTAGATTATCCGCTGTTGCCGCCTGGCACGGTTGTGAAGAACGCAGAGAATGGATGGTTTTCAATTGTCGAGCGCACTCGCGTGACGCTCACCCGCCCGCATATCCACCAATCAGTCACGATGCTGGAGTACAAGTGAACGAACTCGTAAGGTTGCGCGGCATATTGCGCGGTAACAACGCAGCTACTGACGTATTGCGCGTCGCTACAGTGAATGTTGCACGAGAAGACGGCACCAGTCTGGTCACTGACGATTCAGGAAATCAATTTGTTGCGGTAGGAGCAACCGTTTCCCCTGGTTACAGAGCGATGATTGAAGGCAGGACGATTGTCGCGCAGGTTCCAGCATTGCCCACGGCTAGTTTTTACGTTTAATCACGCCAAAGCGGTAGGACGCGGCTTTTCAAGGAGAGAATATGAAGTCGTTCTTATCGTGGATGGGCGGTAAAAGCCGCCTTGCCAAAACCATTATCCCGCTAATCCCAGAACATCATTGTTATTGCGAGGTGTTTGCGGGTGCGGCGTGGATTTTATTTTCTAAACCACCTAGCGATGTCGAGATAATTAACGATCTGAATGTTGAACTTGTCACGCTTTACAAGGTCGTTCGTCACCATCTAGAAGAGTTCGTAAAGCACCTTAAATGGCTTTTGGTGGCGCGCGATGAGTATGATTCGTTTATGAAATCAGCCCCCGAGACGCTGACAGATATTCAGCGTGCGGTGCGATTTTATTATATTGCACGAACATCATATGGTGCGAGGGTGGGTCATAATCCCAGCTTCAGCGTCAGCACCAATCGCCCAAGCAATTTTAATTTGCTGCGAATAGAAGAGGATTTGAGCGCTGCGCATATCAGGTTGGCGCGGGTGTTTGTTGAAAACCGCCCGTATCAACAGTTTGTCGAGCGATTCGATAAGGACGGCGTTTTTATGTATGTCGATCCGCCATACTTTGGCTGTGAGGACTATTACGGTAAGGATATGTTTAGCCGATCCGATTTTCTTACCTTGCGTGACATGCTTGGCGAGGCTAAGTCAAAATGGATGCTCAGCATTAATGATGTGCCTGAAATGCGGAAGGTGTTTGACGGCTTTAACATCAAGCCTGTTCGCCTTGATTATAGCGTTGGCGTTCGGAAAGGCGAAAAGCGCAAAAGCAATGGTGAGCTATTGATAATGAACTATTAGTCTGCGTACTCGTAACCGCGGCGAGTTAGTTTTTCACCCTCTGCCGGGGTTACGACCCAGTATTTGTCGTCATCCCCTAAGATTATCATCATTATTTTAATGCAGCGGTTTTTGAAATTTTGCGCGTTTGCGTATGAGTTGAATTTGAAGGTTGTCATGGTCGCCCCTGTGTTGGTGTTGGTGTTGGTGTTGGTGTTGGTGTTTGTGTTGCAGGCACGATAACTCTGCGTTCTATTGGAGTCAATGATAATTGGCGCCCATCACGATAAATTAATTAGATGTCATTTCACACCGTGAAATAATATTTTTTTATTTATCGTGTATTTTGGACTCAATTTATCGTGCGCGGCTATACGTACCCAGCATCCGCACGAAC